CCGTTAACACGCTTCTTGCAAAAAAGATTGAAGCGGATGACATCAATGCAACAACGGTAACAGCCGCTTTGGCAAAAGCAAACACTGTGAGTGTTAAATCATTATCATGCACCGGGTCAATGAGTTCATCTGGCGATTTAGCAACATATGGCGATCTGTATATCGGTGGTCATAAGGTAAACGTTACAAATATTACAAAGTCATCAGATGGGACAACCCTATATATATATTATGCTAACGGAACAAACATATCTTTTAGTAAAGCCGCCACACTTCAGGCCACGTATGGCGGCGATAACAAAGGGACAGAGGCCACATACACGGTTACGGGGAGTCCTGCGGAGAATTTTCCAAGCGGCGCAACAGCAACAGGAACGTTTACACTCCACATTAATGAAACGGCGGCGTGGGTTACAGATCCAAATGACACTATTCGGGCGAGAGTTGACAATCCTTCGGACACAGATGAGGCTTATAATAACGGTTGGAATGATTGCCGGGATGCGGCATTGGATTCTGCAAGCACGCTCAATTATTACACGGGTGATGTAACTACAAAATATGATGCTCCAAGTGTTGGTGCAGCAGGCCGGGAAGTTATTTATCCGTATTCAAGCCATTCAAGGACTGTTTATACTATTCCTGATGCGAAAGAATAAGAAAGAGGGGCTACATTATGGACAGGCTTAATGCAATGGAAGAACTGCTTAAAGATGCGTTTACAGGGATTCAGAGTTTGATTATTCAGGCTACACAGGCAAACGCAAGTGCTATCGCAAATGCTCTTAGGAACATCCAGATTGTGTATAACACACTGGATGAGATGAGCAAAGAATCGGAGGCAGATGGAAATGGACGAGTACCTGAAGCTGAATGAAGAAACGGTATTGAAGGACAGCCGGGCGATTGAAAACCAATACGGGTTGTTTATCTACATCAACGATCCTGATTATGATATTATCAAGGCGTTTGCGCTATTGTCTGACAAAGCCGCAACGCAACGGATTACGTTCCATTATTATAAAGCGGAGCTTGTTTTTGATGGGTATACAAAAATTGTTTCCATTCAATCCGAAGGGGAACGGATTATTGCAATGCTGACCAAGGAAAAAGATGTCAATGTAAACCATATTGACGGAAAGGACGGTGTAACGGATGGCGAATAACGTTATTAAACGGGTCTGGAACCAGAACAGGATGGTTTCCATTGAGGATTTGAAGGGAATGACCTTCCAAGCTGAATCCGGTGGGCATACCTTCCAGATTTCCGGTGTGGATGATGCCGGAAATACCGTTGAATTATCCGGATCGGTGGCAGGCGTTTTCCTGCGTCCTGATAATACTGATGTTGCCATCACGGGTTCCGCTTCCGGCGGGGTTGTGTCTGTTACCCTTCCGGCGAATTGCTATGACGTTCCAGGGCGGTTCGGTCTAACAATATTCGTTACTGCCAACGGGCAGAAAACCGCTGTATATGCCGCAATGGGAACGGTCAGCCGGACTTCTTCCGGGACGGTTTCTCCGGGTACAACTGCTGACGTTGTAGACCTGATTAACCGGATCAATGCGGCGGTTGCCACGATTCCGGCAAGCTGGACCGGCTTAATGGCTGATATTGCGCCGGCATATTCAGATGCGGCGGTTTATCCTGTCGGGGCATACTGCTATTATAACGGCGATTTATACAGGTGTACCACGGCGATTACCACAGCCGAATCCTGGACTGCCGGACACTGGACGCAGGCTGTTCTGGGGAATGACGTTTCTGACTTAAAGAGCGCAATTCGTGTGGATACGATGTGTGCCCTCCCCGTTGGATATATGTCAGCAAACTACCAGAACGCAAAAGGAACGAGAAGAGTTAAGTGGATGAATACTCATCTGAGTATCTACAACGAATTATCTTCTGGGTCGGTGTCGGCGGGGGAACAGTCAACTGCGGCAGCATCGCTCACACCGGGAGTATCCACCACGGTCAACCTTGCGGATAAAAAAACCGCAGTCATGCGCTTGCACTATGCCCACAAGATGAACACCACAGAACCGTTGAAGCTGTATCTGAGGTGCTTTAAGGATGACTACTCAACTGGGAAGGAGTATGCAATCTCACTGCCCGGAACTGAGGGTGATCTGTCTATTGACTTGCTCCGTGAACCTATGAGAAACAGCGCAAATGTTTTTTCTGTAAAAGAGTATCCGAATGTCTTTATCAGAAAAATCAGCTGGGAGGCACACACCGCAACAGAAGCGGAAACTGTCGAGGTAAACATTTACGGTATTTACACGGAAACAGAAGACTATGTGCAGTCTTCTTCCGTGGCAGGAAACCAATTCCGATTTAAGCCTTCATACGCACATCTGTTTATCAATACCGTATCGGATGCAGCAGCAGATACATATGTACCGTCGCAGTCGGAATATGACATCGAAATTGCAAAACGCCTTGGATTTGATGTCATCGAAGTAAACACGCACATCCTGTCTGACGGTGAGTATATTTGTCTGCACGGTGCGTCCGGGAAGTTCGGCCTTGAATTTGTGGCGGCTACCGGGAGTAGTTACACAGATGCTCAGATACAGGACACAACCATTACTTCTGTAGATCTCGCTTGGGTGCGGGAGAATGTAAGATATAAGGCAAAATATCCGAGAATGCAGACCGCCCCGCTTACACTGGCAGAGTTTCTTTATGCTTGCCGCAGGAATCACATGGTTCCACTCATTAACTGGAAGAGCATTGATCAGGTAGCCATTGCAAACGAAATCATGGGGGTAGATAACTACGTATTTTACGGTGCAAATCTACAGTCCAGAGCGATGTCAAAAGCTATGTTCGCAACATGGAACAACCTTACTACCAAAGACGATATCATCAACTGGGTAAAGACAGTTGGGACTCCATGCATTGTCGGTGTTGTGAACTACTCAAATTTCACGATTGCCCAGTGGAAAGAAATCGTGGAAGAAGTCCATGCGCTTGGTGGTTTGATGGGTTTGGCAGATGGTTATATGACACCAAGTCAGGCGCAGGATTTATGGGACATCGGGTTTGATGTCAGCGGAGCGCTTTATTCCCTCAACCCATCCGAATCCGGCACTGTGATTTCTGCCGATGTAGGATTTGACGATTTCACCGTGACAGACGGCACTTATGCGGATGGGCAGGTAACGCTCGCACAAGATGGTACAATTATACCGGCTGAACCTATCATGGGAACGGTGTTCCTGTCTGGGATGTGGTTAGACGTAACATTCACAGGGACAATCTCTGTCAGTATGGGCAGATTCATTACGCACAGCGAAACATTCACGGCAGACGCTTCTCGGACTATCCATCTCAGCACATACGCACTGAATTCAGCGCCTACATTTGAGATCAAAGCGGGTTCGGGTGGTGCGGTTGTGCAAAACATCGTCTTTAAAGCAGACAAGCGTTAAATAAAACTCACCTTTACGTAGCGAACGTCCAGGAATGGATATTCGTGTGTTTACGATGGACGGCGATAGCGTATATTGGTGATTTAAATCGGCTTTAAGTCAGAAACGAAAGGGGGAATCTTTCTGGAAAACCGGTGTGTTTCATGCGGCGAAATCATCCCGGAAGGGCGGCAAGTCTGTCCAGTGTGTGAAACGAATATTCTGGAAAGACCTTCCGCAAGAATCAAAAGGGGAAGCCGGAAAAGTAAGCCGGCTCCCCTATTTTTTATGGGGGTGATTAGATGCCTAAAGGATCGGAACTGGCACGGGCTGGTTGCCCTTATCTGGGCGTGAAGTATTCCGAAATGGACTGTCAGGCTTTCGTGGAAAGATGCCTTTCCGATATCGGCCTGCGGAAAGACCTTGCCGGAAGTAACGCCTGGTATCGGTACATCATGCAAAATGGGTGGATCGGTTCCCCGGAAGAATGCAAGGCACTGTTCGGGACGATCCCGGAAGGGGCTTTCCTGTTCATTCATTCCTTCAACGGGAAGGAGCCGGCGAAGTATCATAATGACGGGATCGGGAACGCATCCCACATCGGAATCTATACGGCTATGAACGGGGAAGAAATGGTTGCGCTGGCCATTTCGGAAGGGGATTCTATTGCAGATAGGTACAACTTCGGGAACGGGGCTATTCATTCCAGCAGTTCCCGGGGGGCGGTTGCCACAAGCAACTTTTCCGGGAAGTCGATCAGCGGCGGCTGGAACAAGATTGGACTGTGGGTGGCGGTCAGCTATGGCGAACCGATTGACAGTATAATTCACGGCGGGGAACCTTCCCCCGAGCCGAAACCGGGAGGGGAAACAATGGTTGCAACAGTTTATTCAGATAATGGAAAGCCGGTCAACTTCCGGAAGAAGCCAAGCACGTCTGCGGATTTAGTGGATCAGTTACCTGTTGGAGAACAGGTAGAAGTCACGGAAAAAGGATCGGAATGGTGTTCGTGTAAATGGAAGTGCAAGACCGGGTATATTATGACGCAGTTCCTGATATTCGGTGAATATGTTCCCGGTGAAGATACAGACCCAACCCCCATCCCAGAAGGGATGATGCTTGTAAACCGGGACGAACTGGAAAAGGTTTATAACATGATCGGAAACCTGTTGGGTGGAAGGGGGTGAAGGCGATGGAAACGGGAATGATCATCAGTCTTGGTGCGTTACTGATTTCCCTCATTGGGCTGATCCTTACAAGCCGGAAGGATACCCGGACGGATGCGGCGGTTAATGCCATCATCCAGACAAAGCTGGATAGTCTGATAACCGGCGTGGATGATATCCGGGTTGAAATGCGAACGATGCGGGACACCATCGGGGATCATGGCGAACGGCTTGCCCGGGTTGAAGCCCGGGCGCAGAGTAATACGCACAGACTGGATGCGCTGGAAGGAAAAAGATCAGACTGATGAAAAAGGAGGGTACAAAATGAAAAAGTTGCTTTGCTGTCTGGTTCTGTTTACGGTATTTCTTCTGATCGGATCGGTGGCCCTTGCTGAAGGTGAACTTCCCACGGAACCTTTCACATGGGAATATCTTGCCACAATCGCCGGGGCTACATTAGCAACCTTACTGATTGTCCAGCTTCTCAAACTTCCGCTGGACCTGGTCTGGAAGCTTCCGACACGAATTGTGGTCTACTTCATTGCGCTTATTATCCTGCTGTGCGCAACAATGTTCACAACCGGCCTTACAATACAAAGCGGAATCCTTACAGCTGTGAACGCTGTGATTGTGGCTCTGGCGGCAATGGGCGCATATGAGGTCACATTCCGAAAACTGGAAGGTAAATAAACAATAATACACGCACGGGTTTGCACGGGTGCAAGATTATTGATTAAAAACGTTGCACGGGTGCAAATCTTCCAACGCAATCCAATGATTTTTTAACGCATTCCAACACAAAAACGCCCCGGGGAAACCCGGGGTTTTCTTTAATTTCAGCTATTTTCTTTCCGGTTTCGTGAATATTAGCTTTTTTTCAAAAAAAGGCTGGACAGAATACTATCCGCATAGTATAATGAAGATGTTCCCGGAAACCGGGACGGAAAGGAAGGGCCAACGAAAATGATGATCCACGAATTTACACAGCGGACGGGTTACGAACCCAGCATGGAAGAATACCGGTTTATTGAGGAAAGCTATTATGACTTTGACGGTCAGAAAGATGAGTTCTGCAAGGCTTGGCTGAAGGATAAGCGGAACGGGAACTGGGAAAAGGAACTCAGCTTCCGGAAGATGCTGGAAGAACAGAAAGAAAGCTTTGAGAAGAAGCTTTCCGAAAAGGAAGAAACCATCAGCTTTTACAGACCGTATTTCGAACGTACCCGGGAACTTTCCAAGCAGTTGGAAGAAGCCAACAAGAAGCTGGAACGGCTGGAACGGGTTTTCCGGCGGGTATTCGATGAACAGGAAGGATAAGAACGAACGATACCGGGCGGGGCGGTATAACCCCGCAGAAAAAGAAGGAGGGCTAACACGATGGAACTGATCTACATCCGGACGGACAAGAACGGCACGAAGTATTATCACGATTGGACTTGCCCAAGGTGCGGCGGTGCCGGTCAGGCTGATAAATGGGCACACACCGGAAGAATCTGTTACGCCTGCGGCGGTACAGGAAAGAGGAGCGTTGCAAAGGTCGTGAAGGAATATACCCCGGAACATTGGGAAAAGCTTCAGGCACGGGCCAATGCCAAGGCGGCGAAGAAAGCCGCAGAAGCCGCCAAATATGCAGAGGAACATGCAGAAGAAATTGCCGAACAGAACCGGCAGATCATCATCCGGCGGTATTCAGATAAAGGATGCGGTGAAAACGGAATCGGCTATGTACTGACCGGCAACACCTATCCGGTGAAGGATCAGATCAAGAAGAACGGCGGCAAATGGATTTACGGAAGATGGATTTGCCCGGTTGAGATTTCCGGTGATGGGATTTCTTCCAGAAAGATCGACCTTACCGGGCACATTGGTTCCGGATCGGAAATTTGGCTGGACGATTTCGACCTTTACGATGAAATCACAAAATAATGAAGAACCTGATCCCGGCAGACAGCCCCCGGAACTCCCGGAGGTTGTAGCCGGAACCAGATTCCGGAGAAAGGAAGGGCTAACAAGATGACCATGAAGGAACGGCTGGAGATTCACCGCCAGATCGAACGGGAGAACGAACGGAAGCTGAAGGAATGGAAGGAGGGCAAAGCGGCATGACACAGCAGGAAATGGCATTTGATGTTGCAAACCGGTATCTTCACGGGAGCGACATTGAGAAGCAAGCGATCCTATCCTGCTTCACTGACGAAGAAAAGAAAATCTTTCTTGACTTTGCCGGATATTTTAAGCTTTATAGCGATCAGAGATTCTACGATGCAGTAAAAAACGCAGTATGCGGGCAGTGCCTGAAAGAGATCTACAGATGACCGACACGCCGACCAGGAGCGGCTAATCCCCGGGAGAAAGAAGGGCTAACATGGCAATCATCATTAACGCAAACCGGGAAGGTTACGGAACCGACCAGATCAGGAACACGATGACCGTTGGCGAACTGATTGACGCACTCAGCGATTTCGACCCGGAAACCCCGATCATGGTTGGAAATGACCGCCAGTCATACGGCTGGTACACCTACGGAAGCATCACGATGCGTGATCTTGATATTGAAGAAACTGACGGGGAGGACGAAGAAGATGACGAACAGTGAAATCATCCTGCGGGAATCGCTTGAACTGATGAAGGCCGGAATCCTGAAGCCCACGGGGCGGGTATTCGTACAGGAAATGGCTGACGGGTCCAAGATCGAACTTCCGGAACCGGAACCCATCCATACATACAACGGCTGGAAGGATTTGGGCTATCAGGTCAAGAAGGGCGAACACGCCAAAGCAACCTTCCCCATCTGGAAATATTCCGGGAAGAAGGGGGAAGAAGCGAAAAGCGAGGAAGCCAACGGAGAAGAAGAATCCGGCGGGAAATGCTGGATGCGGAAAGCTTTCTGGTTCACGTTCGATCAGGTGGAAAAGGTATCGTAAAGACAGACCGAGCCGGGGCGGTATATCCCCGGCCTTTATGAAGGAGGAAAGCAGATGAAGGGAATCACGATCCGGAAGAAGGAAACAAAGGAATACTATCAGACCCCCGCCGGAGAAACCGCCATAATCAGGCTAATTCCTGCCGGCACCGCAGAGCTAATCGTCCGGAAGGAATCCGGGGAGACAACCTTCAAACAGGCATATAACAGCCGTAAAGGGGCGGTTATCGCAATGGGCAGGAAGTTCGGGCGTTGTAAGTTCCTCACGATGTGTGATACACTGGGGATCAGGAGGGGATTCTGATGGACCAGAAGGAACGGAAAGCCCAGTATGATATGGAATATGCACGGAAGAACATCAGACGGAAGGAGATTCCATTCAACCTGACCCAGCCGGAAGATGAAGAGCTTTTCCGGTATCTGGAAAGCCAAGGGAACTTCACGCAGTATATCAAAGACCTGATCCGGAAGGACATGAACCGCTGAACCCCGATTGAACCCCAAACGGGGTTCTTTTTTTCTGTTTTTTCCTTCTTCCGGAAGGATAGCAAAAAGCCCGGAGCGTTTATTCTCCGGGCTTCTTGTGGCTCCCCAGGTAGGGCTCGAACCTACAACCCTTCGGTTAACAGGCGTAATATTGGACAATGTACAAGTCTTTATTCTTCAACAGTTTTACAATGTGTGATTTCTTCCTGAACCCCGTTTTGAACCCCAAACAGCCGTTTTTCGACCTTTTCCCGCTCCTGTTCGGAACGATCTTCCGAAACGCTGTCATATACCTTCAGGATCATTTTTGCATCTGCGTGACCCATCCAGCGGCGGCATGTGTTCAGTTCAACGCCGGAATCCCGGCACATAACACAGAACGCATGGCGCAAGGTATAAGGGACGATATCAAACGGAATCCATTCTGGAAGCTTTCCCCCGGCTTCCAGAATTTTTTTGTGTTCCTTCGTCCGGCCATACCAGCGTTTCTGGATTCCGTTTATAGCCGTTTCCATACAGAAACAATAGGATTCCCATGCCGTTTTCCATGTCTGGATGGTTACTCGTTCCCCGTGGGCTGACGTTATCAGATACCCGTGTCTCCCCTTTAATGCCTGTTTTAACGGCGGGAAAAGCGGTATCTGTCTATTACTCCATTCTGTCTTTCCTTCGCCTGTATAGGCGTATTTCTGCGCATTATCGTGGTCAATATGGGCGGTTTCCCGGACGGTGAGAATGTCGTTCTGAAAATCCACATCCCGGTCAATGTCTATGGCTTTCATTTCCTGCGGACGAACCCCGGCATAAAGCATCGTCATAACCGCCGGCCACGCCCGATGATCCGTGCAAAGGGTTTCTATCCATTCCCGCTGTTGTTTTGTCAGCTTCCGTTCTTTCGGCTTGTTCCCCTTTTGCGGTTTCGCTGTCTTATCCCGGGCGGGGTTAGATCGGCACAGACCATCGGCAACGGCTGAATCAAAAAGGGACGAAAAAAGCTGTTTGGCCGCTTTCAGGTAGGAATTAGACCGGCCTTTGTACTGGACGGAATACACCTGTTTAATGTCGGAAGGAACAACGGAATCAATCTGTTTAT